CTCATGCCCCGCACAGATACAGCACGAGCCGGTGCCCTGAGGGCACACGATACAGGAGTGGGTAGGCATCGTCGAATCTACCTACACCAAGGGCTATAAAAGACAAGAGGCCGACCCGTCTCCGGATCAGCCTCTCGAGTTGTGTCTCAGCTAGTTAGCTTCAAACGCGAGTGATGACCACGCGGGTCTGACCACGCGGGTTGAAGGCGCCGATACCGAGGTTCTCGAAGACCGAGAATCCGATCGTACGTGCCTTCGGGTCATCCGCCGACAGAACGGTGATCTCGGTGCGAACCGGGATACGACCGAACTGCTCGGGCTCGCAGCAGACGTATGAGAAGCCTGCAGGAACCAGACGAGACGTGATGATCTGAGCGCCCCAGAGCACGGCCTGAAGACCGGTCTTGAGCAGAGTGGCCTGGCTCTGGATGTCCAGGATGTCGCGACCAAACTTACGGATGTCCGCGTAGTCGACAGCGTTCATGTAGATACGGGCCACGCGCAAGTCGTGACGTTCGATCTCAGCGAACGCGTCAGCCAAGACAGCCGGACTGATCGGAGCAACAACCGGAACGTCAGGATTCGTCTGACCAGGCAGCGTGTCGAAACCAGAGACAGCAATGCTGTCCATAATCGCAAACGTGCGCTCGTCTTCCGCAGCCTGAATCTGCGCCTTCGCAAGATCCTGAGCACGCTCGATCAGATCGAAGCGACGCTCCTTGATCTGTGTGAGTGGGATCTCCGGGTTCGAGGCAATCTCGAACAGCGGGAAGATCACGCGGCGCGGCTTTTGAATCGCGAGAATGTTCTCGCCCTCTTCGCCGACAACGAACGCCGTAACATCCGGGTCCTTGTCGTAGATCGGGAGCGCGCCATCTGGGAGCTGCTCGACCAGGAAGGTCTTACGACCAACAGCCGAGTAGTCGCGGCGCAGACGCAGAGGCTGCACCATAGAAGCGGCAAGCTTCTGGCGGCCAGCAGAGGTCTTTATGTACTCACTGATGACCTGCTGCTTAAGTTCGTTGGTTACTTGGTTTGCCATGTTAATTCTCTAAGCTCCTTAGTCTTTCAAAAGCTCAGCTCAGACCCGGAGGTCGAGAACTAGAAGCGAAGAGTTGGCATCCGGAGCGCACTTAACAACGCCCATAACCGTAGCGACACCGGCGGTGACGCTATCCAACGAGTCCGCCAGGACATTCGTTAGGAGACCATTGATGGAAGCGTAGAGCTTGTCACCGACGGCATACGTGATCGCGGCAAAGCCGCCTGACTGCACCTTAGACTCATAGATCGAGACGCCTACGCACGAGCCGTTGCCGCATACATATGGAGCACGACCCGAGGCAACACCTGGTGTATTCTCGAATGCGTTGCCAAGAGCATCATTCAAGAAGAGACCAAGTGGGAGGATACCGGCAGCAGCGCCAGAGGCAGCGACGGAGGCTGCGATAGGACCACCGAGATAGTTGTTCCCGACGTCGCGGCGCGTGAACGCTACGGAACCGCCGAGCACACCAACCTTGGTGATGCCTGCGAGAGTGGTTGATTTGGCGCCAACGGCGAGACCTCCGGGAGGATTCGCCTGGGTGAAACCGTCCGGAGATAGCAGACCCACGCTATTGCGGGTCACTACATGGAACAGCTGAACACGGCCAGACGTCTCACGGAAATCACCCGAGCTTTGGCCGCCGATTGCGAAACTAGCCATAATTGACTTTTCTCCTTAGGGCGTGAAAACAGGGTGCTTTACATCCGATTTACATCTGAGACGGCTGGCTATTAGGCCCGCCCTCTAAAGCTTCACTTCAGACCGAAGGCATCACGAACATCCGGAGCCGACGTCCAGAGACTTGACAACCTGTCAGTCTCAATACTTGCAGCAGTCTTAGAAACAGATCCGCCAAGCTTCGCCACACCCACGGTGGGGCGAGTGCCAACGGTGCGAGTGCTAGCAGTCCGAACCGTAGCCTGCTTGCCCTGCTGAACTTGCTCTTGCTCTTCCTCGACCTGCTCATCTTCTTGAGCGAACAAGTGGCGGAGAATCTCGTCATCACCAGCAAGGACAATGTTGTCGACGTCCATCGGCGATGGTTCCATCTCGATGTCGACCTCTGCCATCGGACCCGACTCATCCGGCACGAGCATCTGGTCTAGCTCATCGCCATGCGCCATAACGGGCGCTTCCTGCGCGGGCGCCTGCTGCTGGCCTTGAGCCTGCTGCAGCATCTGCTGCATCTGAGCCATCATCTGCTGCATCTGAGCCAATTGCTCACCTGCAGATTTGGTCGGCCAGTTGTTGTTAGACTTGGCATTCTGGTCGCCGCCGTCTTCCTTCGGCTCCTTGACCTGTTCAGAAGTCTTCGACTTTGACTTGGACTTGGCTTGCTTCTTCTCGCCCTCGTCCTTCTTGTCGTCGTCCTTCTTCTCCTCGATCTTGTCTTTGATGAACTGGGGCATCTCGCCAGCTTGCTTCTGCTCGCCATCATCATCGGCATCGTCGTCGGACTTGCCCTTAGCCTTGTCCTTCATCTTCTGAATGTTCTCTTTGAACTGGGGAGGAATCTCGCCGGCCTGCTTCTCCTGAAGCTCGTCATCGGAGTCATCGTCGTCCAAGTCGTCGATTTCCTCCTCCTCTTCCTCTTCCTCTTGCTCCTGCTCCTGCTCCTGCTCAGCAGCCAAACGCTTGTGCGTGTTGATCAGCTCCTGATCGGGCATGTACATGAGGGCATATGCCTGGTCCTCGACAGCGTCGACTCCAGCTACCTTCTTACCAGTCAGCATCAGCTTCGCGACCGCGACACACAGCTCAGCCTTCTTCAAGCGAACCTTGTCAGCGGCGGTCTTCTCAGCGTGATTGAAAGTGTCCTTGCGATACTCAGGCATACCGATCTCATCGCGTTCGGTCTGACCGTTCGCGTACTCTTCTTCCCAAGTGTTAGGCTCGTGGACGTCTTCAGCGAAGTCCGAAGAGTCACCAATCACGTACTCGTCCATTCCTGGCTGAGGATGATCTTGATTCATCGAATAGACGTCGCCTGCGACCTCAGCTGCCTGCTTCTTGGCAGCCTTCTTCGCAATCTCTTGTAGATTCCAGGTTGAACGCTCACGCATGGCAGGGATTCCTTTTCCTCGTAGGCTTACAGTTATATAGAAAGAAACGTCACGACCGACCTAAGGCGTAGAGTCTGCCCTTTTCAAGAAGCTTACTTGCCTCAGAGCCGGTCACTACCCGGCCAAGTACTTGGCGACAGGCCACCAAGTAGGTCTCGTCATCTTCATATGGGGCGGTGCCGCCCACACTAAGCACCGTCCTATAAACTCTTGTTTCACCAGCCATCGACGATTTTCTCGTCAAAACGTCCAGCACTCGTGACACCGCGAGAATCTCGCGACCAGTTAGACCGGCCTGCTTCACTCGACGCCACCCTCCATTCTTGTGGAGAATCAGTCCTTGCAGAACCCGTTTGGCTTGTGCTTTTCCAACAAATGAAACTACGAACTTGGCTACGCGACGCCACTCGGTGTGCTCGAGCGCCGAGCGGATCAAGCTCTCGTTCTGCTTGTTGTTGTCGACAATCTCGCGAACCTGATTGGCTTCACCCTTACTGATCTCTTCGCGTACGTGCTCGATCGCCTTGTCCCGCAGCGCAGTAGACAAATCCTTGACCGCTTTACCGATCGGATCCTCTGCTTCAGGTGCGGCGTTTGGTGCCGGCGGCCCAGCAGCTGGAGCTTCCGCTGGCGCCTGTTGAGCCGGAGCTTGCTGAGCTGGAGCCTGTTGAGCTGGAGCCTGAGTCTCCTGCTGTTCGCCTTGCGCAAATAGCGCGCGAGCAGCTTTCGCTACCCCCCCTGGGATAGGCGCGGGGGCTGCTTTCGAGAAAGCCATGTGAAGCTTTTTCTCGACGTGCGCGAGTTCCGCGGGTGACAAGACGCTACGCAACACTGCGCCCTTGAATGCGGGATTCGCGACCCACGAGGCCTCGATAAATCTCACCGAGTTTGGATCCGTGTAGTGCCCACAAAGTTCAGCGACCTTGCGAGAGCCGCCATACTCGTCGATGAAATCCTGCCCCTTGAAGTATCTGATGCAGGCGCAGAGCTGAGTCTCGTCCTTGGCTACGTTGCCGCACTTGGTACAAGTCGTTGAACTCGTCGAGCACCCCATCGACAGTGTCCCGAGCTGGCCAGACTTGATCGATCGAATCAGAGCCGCGTGCTTGAGGTCATTCGCGATCAGAATGTCGACGTAGACCGAGTCCCCGATGTCGCGAGCGGCCGCATCGATGATGCGACCCTGTGACAGCTCTGGAATCTGCACATGCTCGATGTACGACTGGGCTCCAACGAACGTCTTAAAGGACGACATCAACAACTTGCGCTCGAAAGCATCGTTGTTGTTGTTGATGTAGCGCTGGGTCGCAGGCGTGACGTAGTAGTCTTGGAAGGCCCGGTTGATCTCGAACCCATCTTCGAAATGGCGGCCGACAGGCGCACTCGAGCTATCGACATCAACAGACGCGACGATGGTCGCGTGACTGAGCATGTACCTGCTTGGGTCGTACTCCTCCAGAATCACCCTTGCGGTTCTCTTCTGGAACTCCAACTCCGGCAGAATCGCCTTTCTGCGCAAAGCATCCCATTCCGCGAACAGAATTCCCGGCTTGTGAAGAGTAGCTTTGGCGAACTTGAGAAAGGCCATGAGTCAACTACTTGCCGAGCATTCTAGATTTGGATGCCGCCTCGTGAGCCGCTGCAATGGCCCTGGCTTTGCCTGTTCCATGTGCTGAGATGCGGAGCTTGTCCTTGTATTCGTCCGAGAACTCGTCCGACCCAATCCCGCTTACGCGATAATCGGTCACCCTAAAGTCCCGACCCCAAGTTGCTTGCGCAGCTTCGTCGGCGACCTCTCCCCATTCCTTCTCGAGCTTGTCTGCCAGCGCCTCGAATTCACGGGCGAGCGATGCGTGCTGAGACTTGGTCATCTCAGGTGCGAGTTGGATCAGAACCTTACCGGCATCCGCGCCATGTGCTTGCGTAACAGTCGGACGAATGTTGTACCCTTTGAGCTTGACCGGGGTGTTGTAGATCGAGTCCTTGAGGTCAGCGAGCGATGCCGCCGAGCGTTCAAGACGTCTCGTAATTGAATTGAGGTCTGACGCTATTCGGCTTCGCGACGGATGCTCAGCGTTTCGCATATATGCGACCACGCGGCTCAACTCTTGCTCAATGTCGTCTGTGCTATTGATGTCGCGCATACTCACCACCCAATCGGCTCCCCCAACGGTCCCAAAATCGCGTCCGACTTGATCAAGAACAGATCCTTCGGGCACGCGAACAAGCGGACTCGAGCGCCTTTGTCCATCTTGTAAGTAGTGCGGCGCATCGTGGTCGCGCACTTTGGGCAGCGAGGCTTCCCCAGCTGAACTTCACCTGAGGTGACTCGATACTGACGGTTCTGCGCGACCCAATACGCTGCCGCTTTGATGGCGTGCTGCGTGAGACGTAGATCCCCCAGCCGTTCGCTCACTTGATAGAACTTCTGGACCTCAGCCCGCAGGGCATCATCGTTCACGCCTTGAGAAGCGTACCGATGCCAAGCCTCGTCATAGGCCGCCATCTCGGACGCTCCGCTGGCCCAACTCTGTGCGAGGCTAGTGTAGAATCCGGACGGCAACTGAGAACCGGCCCACGGACTCGAAGAGGCCCACTTTGCGCGAGCCTTCTGAATGTCGTAGCTGTCGTAAGACTGGTCAAACTCGGGTGGTAAGAAAGCCGTAACTTTCGGATTGACCTTGATCACTTCATCCGAACTGACTCGTTCGTTGGCGTGAGGCCATTGAATGTCTAGAACTCCGAGCCCCCGGTGGACGGCGGTCACCCTCCCGACATAGGGGGACAACGCAAACGTTGGCGAAAAACGCTGCACAACGTCGCCTTGCTTGAATCCTGCCGCGAGCTTCCAAAGATCTATCATCGGCCCTCAGTTACTTGGCGAGTGGGCGACCTGTAGTGGACCTGCCGTTGTGAACCGCTGAGGACTGATCGTCGCTGTAAGCCTTCATGTAAGGCTCGTCGGCTTCAGTCTGGACCGGCGCTTGGGGATTCTTGAAGGTGTCCATGTACCCTTCGTCAGAGTCCCGCTGAATCACCTGAGCCAACTTGGCCTGGCCGATCTCACTCGCCTGGCGATTCAGCAGCGAAGCAGCACCGTAGGTGGCCGACTCTAGATCGTCAGCGAGCGCGTCGACCGCGTTCACCAGATTCTTCGCAGCCGTGAAGCCCATTCCCCACTGCTTGTGGTTGGCCTGGACGACAGATGCAATGCGGTCCAAGCGGGCCAAAAACTGATCGGCTTGGGCTGTTTCGAGTTCAACTTTCTTGTTCGACATCGTGTTCCTCGCAGTTTTTGACCTAACCGTCAGTAAGGTCTTGTCCTCAGACACACCGGCGAGGCGTGCCAAGAGCTTGTTGTAGAGAGCCGGATGGAGTGCGTGATCGTAGTTCTCAGCCCGCAGGGCTAAATCGAGAGCTGCCCGCAACTGAGTGTCGCGAACAACGCCTTCGATGTTCGTCGACAAGACTGGAGTGGATAACCAATTACGAGCCGCCTTTAGCACTCGAGAATAGTCTGACTCACCAAGGTCTCGAGCCTGTGGCTGCTCCCAACCCTTGTAAGGCTCGAAGCCCTCATGGCCCTTAGGGTAAGGGGCGACGCCCCAATAGACGGCTGAACGATCCATTGCACAAGTACCGGAATAAATAGAAAAGGCATGCCGAGCCGCAACTCTTGAAGCCACGCGCGGATGCGAGGCGTTGCGCGAGGCGAAGTCATCCCAGAGGTTGGAAGAACCCTCCTCCAGCTCCTCGGGCTGCTTCGTAAGCACGTCGTAGCGAGGAGGCTTTATGGGCTTCTTAGGCGCAACGATCTTGTTCTCGAGCAGACGGTCTTCTACGCCGAGCGGAGGGTCGGCACCTATATCGCCATGCTCCCGAAGTATCCTGGAGTACTTCTGATAGGCAGACTCGTATTCCTTGCTAGCCTTCTCTACCTCCTTCTTGTACAGCTTGGCGGCCTTGTCGTACCTCTTCATCTCGTGGTCGTAGTGCGTGTTCTCTTCGTGATCTAACTGCTTCTGTACGGCGCCCTGCTTGCCAGGGCTCAGGGTCCCGAGGTGCTTCATGACGCGGTCGCGGAACGTCGTGGACGTGTCCTGAGATGTTGTCCCATCCGGATAACGCTTAGCTTTGTTTTGGAGAAAGTCGGCAGCCTTGCGGAGGCCGGCGGCGATCGCCTTCGGAGATTGCTGCTCGGAGATGTGAACCGGGGATTTCGGATCCAGAAATAGTTTGCGCGCGTCTCGGTAGTCTTTGGCCTGGCAGTACCCGACCACGAGCTTCTGCACAGCCAAATCATTCGAAGACTGCAGAAGCTGCGTCACTGCCTTGTCTGACAAGGGCGGCTCGTTGGTCTTTGTTTGGAGCCCGGAGTAGAACAACCGCTCGGCCTCATCCGTCGCGCGCTTGACGCGGTCCGAAGGCGTCTCGCCCGGACCCGAAAGCATGAAACCAGACATGACCCCGGCCAGATCCTTGGGAGCGCCGTTCCCCTCCAAACTGTTAGCGACTGCCGATTGAGCCGCAAGGCTCATGGCAACCGTTTGCACCTGGTGCCTACGGTATGCCTTCGCCTGCTCGACTGGATCCGTCAGACTCTTGAAGTCGACAACGGTTCCGTCCTCCGCTTTTACTGTCTTGGGCGGGGGAACTGTGTTGGGGTCTGTGGAGTAGAACGATGAGGCCTTGTCCACTAGAGACGAGATGTCTTGAGAGGCAGGTACGGACTTTGCTAGGTTGTAGTCTGAGACTAGCTCCCGGATTTCATCCGGGTGGTACCTAGGTTTACCGAAGAGAATCTTGGAGGCCATCTCCGTAGGGAACGTCGACATAACCAAACGGTCTGAAGCTTCCCGTTCAGACGATGAGACCTTCCTCTCAGGTTGAAACGGGGCGTACACAGGCTCGGGGGGCGCATTAGGATCCTCGCCCTTGCCTTTAGGTAGTGCCTGCTTGGGTACCTTGGGGGCATTCGGGTCCTTCTTCGGCCCTTTCTTTGCCTTGCCGGCAGCGGGCGCTGCTGCTGGCGGAACTGCAGGCGTGCCGGCGGCAGCGGGCGCTGGTTGAGTAGGCGCAGTGGTTTGCGCGGGGGCGCCCGGAGCTGGGGGCGCTTCCTCTTCCTCTGCCTCAGGCTCTTCCGGCGGACTCTCGGACTCTGGTTCTTCCTCCGGGGCAGCCGGCGGAGCTGGAGTGCCAGCTGGCGGAGCCGGCTCCTCGGCAGGAGCTTCTGCAGGCGGAGCCGCGGGTTGTTCCCCGGGCTTCTTCTTGGGCTTCTGCTTCTTCTGCTTCAAAATCTCTTGCGCTCGGCTACGAACCTCCTCCTCGGATGGCGGGCCTTTCTGCTGGAGTTTAGCGAGCGCGGCTTTGGTCTCCTCCAACTCCTTGGCGATGTTGTCGTAGTCCGCCTGGGCCTTGAGGGCCTCCTTGATGGCCGCCCTATCCTTCTTTGCCCCCTCGGACTTGGGGTCCTCTTTCAGCTCCTCTTTGACCCCCTTCAACCGCTCCTTGAGTTCCTTGCGTTGGGCATCATCGGAGGACGGGGCGTTCTTGCTGGGCTGCTTAGGGCCTTTCTTAGGCTTCGGCGCTTCGCCTTGCAGTGCGAGGACGCGGGCTAGGTCCCCCACCGTCTTGATGCCTTCGGGCAGGGCCTTCCCCTGCATCAAGGCCTCGGCTCTGAATTTCGGATTGTTCTTGGCGAACTGGGAAATGTCCGAGTCGGGCCGCTTGAATGACTTCAGGAACGCAGCGAATGAGGGGTCATCAACCGCGAGATCGCGCAGCGCGTCGCGAGCCGCCATGTCTTTCTCGACATTCTGCGGAGCGGCGCCTTCAGACTGCGGCGCCGTCTTCGGCTCTGCCTTGGGCGCGGGCGGCTTTGCCTTCGGCTTGCCCTTGAACGTCTCCTCTGCAGAGTCTTCGGCTACCTCATAGTTAGCCGGATCCTCCTTGAGCTTTTGTTTACTGATCCAGCCGACCCAACCCGTGTTCTTCGATCGGACCTTGACCTTCTTGGCGGGGCCAGGCGGCGGCTTTGATCCTGCACCAGCCGGTGACGGTGGCTTAGGAGTGACCTTCGGAAAGACACCAGACCGCGGCGGGGGTAACGCACCGGCCCACCTCTCCAACACTCGAGACGCAACCGAACCGCCGATGTCCTTGAAGTTCTTCGACAGGTCCTTGTCTTTGGTCTCGAGATCTGGCTCGGCGTCGACTTCGACCGTCTCTCTGCGTCGGTCGTGCCTTGGCGGTTTAACCTTGGGGCTTGGGCGGACGAGTCTTTCAACTTCCTCGTCCTCCCGCTCTCCGCGGGTCTTAGTAGCTTCGCGATCCATCCGATAGGATCGGAATCATCGAAAGATCAGCCGAACCGGTCGTCAGGGGCTGCTTCTGGTTCGACCTTCGTAAGACCCAGAGTCTTGATGAGGCGGTCCGTCACGTCAGTCTTCGTGACCAGCTCCTGCGCCACCGCGCCGTAGATGCCGCGCATGACCTCGTTGAAGAGAGCATCATTGACCGTGAACAGGTCGCGCTCCAGCTTCACCCTGGTATCGTCAGGGTCAATGTTGAACATCTCCAGGATCAGTGAGATGTCGATCGAGCCCTTGTTGTACAAATTGAAGAGCGCATCGTACGTGTCCTGCGAGTCACGCAGCGGAAGCCGTGTGAACGAGAGGCGCGGATACAGCACAACCTCCTCGCCCCACTCGTTCTTCTCGATGAATCCCTTGCGACGGGCCACCGGCTTGAAGACGTGCTTTTCGACGTACTCCTGCAGCATCTCACGCAAGAACATGTACCGAGTGTTGATCACCTCCAACTTGAGGCGGTCGCCCGAGTACAGCTGTTCCCCAGAGAGCAAGCTCTCCGTAACGCCAAGGCCGGCGTAAAGCTGCTTGTCCGTGATCTCGTACTCGCTCGACAAGTCGAGCAGACGATCCTTGGAGCCCATCTCCTCCCAGTGGACCTCATAGTTGGCAACGATCGAGTAGTCAGGGTCGACCAGCGACAGATCGACCTGTTCGCGCAAGTCCATCACATCCAGCTCTGAAATTTTGTCGCCCCAGACGATGCGCTTAGGCGTCATCGCGCGAGACGCGATCTGCGTCTGCGCCTGCCGCAACTTCTCGCGATACATCAGCGTACGGAGCACCCGGTCCAGAATGCTCTGACCGAGGTCCTCACCAGCGCCGCGGCGGCCGGCCAGGTAGTATACGAACGAGCCCTCGTCGGCATCAGTGCCCAGGGGAATGAGTTTGCCCTGCTCGAGATGGTCCCGAACCTCTTCCGGAATTTCACGAACCATCTCCTCTGCGAACTCATCGCCAGCCTTCGCCTGCTCGATGAGGGCACGATCGCGGTCAGCCGGGATCAGCTCGACCTTCATCTTGTCCGTGAACGAATACGTGGTGACCTTCACCTGATCAATCGGCAGTACGATTATCCGGTCCCAGCCCTTGTAACGCTTCTGATAGTAGGCCAACTCCTGATCGTCTCGATCAGGACGTTCGACCCGGGCCACATCAGGCTCCTCGACGGCTTCGCCATCTTCTGTAAGAGTCGACTTGGTCCCAACCGACTGCACATCGAAGCCGATGTCGTCCGGGACATCTACGGTCGAGTCCTCTGCAAACGCGAACACCGAGCCGTCCAACCAGTAGTGGTGGACCATCGTCACCAAGCGCTGAAACAGCTTGATCCGATCACACATTTCAGTGAAGAACCAGAGGATGTAGTTGCCGTAGTCGTGCTCGTCTTTGAAACCCTCGGGACACGTCTTAGGCTTCGGAGTTGCGAGCCGAACCTTCGATAGTGGAAGCTCGGTGTGCAAGTCGATCGACTGCCCGACGATGGGATCGGTGTTGTAGAAGTGCCGGTACAGCTCGCGCTTCTCGCGCAGAGACTGAGGCAACTCCAAGAAGTCTGTCGAAAGCTGCGGAGAGAAGAACTGACCGGCCGTCGCCAGTGAGGTGTTCATTGAACCCTCGTTGGCCTTCTTCAGGCGCCTGGCCTCTCTCTCCTTGTCAGTCAAACCGGAAAGAGCACTCTTGGCTACGTAGGGTCTAGCTTGGACTTTTGGAACCAGGGGTGTTGACGCCCCGCGTCTAACGTTCGTGAAATCTTTTGGCATCACTCAGCCTCATTTGCGTCCCCGTCCGCCACGCTTTGGATGACGTCATCCGAGAGGTCTGAGTCTTCTCTGTACATATTGAGCAGAGACTCCACCGGAGTGGAGGCCACGGGGGCCTGCTTGATAGGCTTTCTAACGATAGATTCGTTAGCACCAGCCTCGGCGACCAATCCCTTCAGGACCCGGTCGCTCGCGGACGCACGCTTGACCCCCTGCGCCGCCATGCCTGAGAACCGAGACCAGGTCGCCGCAAAACGCATGTAGATAGCGCTGTTGTCGTCTACCGGGGCGCGTCGAACCCGCTGGTAAAGACTGTGAGACAACCCTTGAATGCGAGCCAAGCGAGACTGTAGCTCCTGATGGAGAGAGCTAATCTCCGCCACGATAGCGGTCGGCTCCATTCGATCCGGCGGGGTAAGGTTCATAGGCTAGTTTGAATTCCTAGGAAGAACTGGTTGATTGGCGAAGGCATCTGAATTACGAATCCGGTAAAGAAGGCCGGGGCAAACGGCAGCGCGGGAGCGATTGAGGCTTCGTTCTCAATGTTCCATATCCC